TCCGAGACTTACCAAGCCGCCGAGCATGTTATTACCGCCAGCGGTTTCGGCATTGTAATTGGCCAAGTCACTACTGTACTTATTCTGCATTGCCTGAGCAATCGGAGCCGGGGCAACATTAGCTCCGCTTGGTGTTTGACCAAACTGCGGCATTTGAACCTGCCCTCCGGTACGAAGCGCATTGAGCTCATTGAGAACAAGCGCGCGCTTCTTTTCTTCCTCCGCCAACACGCGAGCGCGATCAGCAGTCTGGAGACCGTAAGCAGCCCCGGCGATTTGCGGTGCGGCCTGCTTCTGCGCCAGATCCTGCCCGGTGTAAGCAAGTTCAGTCCCGGCGGTCTGTCCGGCAAGAGCTGCACCTAGCGAAGCATCCCGACCGATGGCGTCGTTGAGAGCAAGTTCCTCCGCCGTGCTCTGACCACGATTGGCAAACTTCCGCTGGAAGTCCGCATTGACAGCCGCTTCGCCCGCAGTGATCGAGTCGTTCGTTGCGCTGGAGTAAGCATCATTCCGGTCAAAAGCCTCATTCCGGAGCGCCCTTTCGTAGGCCTCACTGCCTTGGGTGATACCTTGGTTGGCAAGGCGAACATCAAGCGCAGACTGCCGATCGGCAAACCGAGGATCAAGACGAGCCGTTGCACGACTATACATAGCGTCCTGGACTTGCTTACGGATCTCTTCGTCGGTCCCCGCTCGCGGGGTTGCGTTATCGAAGTTGAGTGCGTTCTTGGCTCCAAACGCGGCAATCTTATCACCAGCCACACCGCGAGCAGTATCCGCCACTGCGCCAGAAGTGCGAATATTGTCCTTCTGATCCGCCATGTTTGCCGTGACGCCCGCAAGCATCATCATCGGGTCCATGACGCCCGGGGCTTTGCTGTAGTCAATGCCCGTTTTAAAAGCATCCGCAACGCGATTAGTTGCGTCCTTAGTCACCCCGGTTAGAGCCTGCTGGGACTCCAGCTGGGCATCGAGCAGCTTCTGCGAGCGCGGATCGAGAGTAGTCGTTTGCGTCCAAGAGTCCGGGTTGACGCCCTCCATGAAGTCTTCTTCACGAGGCGGGGGCGGTGTAGTGCCAGTGTCTACCGGAGCGCCACCTTGGCCGCTGACCCAAGAGCCTCCTGCGTCACCACCGCCATCCTTCCAAACCGGGCCAGCCGCCGGAGCATTAGCCGCCGCAGCAGTCCGCTCCGCCAGACCCTTATTATAAGCCGCCGTAGCCGCGTCATACGCGCCTTTATTAAGCGTGCCTTTGTTTGGAGTCTGCGTCCAGGTCGAACTACCCAGCGGCCCGACTTGATTAGCCCGGTTTAGTGCAGTGACTGTCCGGGCGGCTTCGATGTTAGCCTTTCCTTGGGCAGCTGCAACGACATTTGGATCGGGGGCGCTCGGCGGTGACGGAGAGCTTTTTCCCATACTACAAACTCCTCAGCGAGTAGACCAAAGACAAGCCTCGGCTCGCCGTCTGGTCCGTAATTACGAAGGACGCCCTCAAGTTGAAATCCGAGCCGGACTAGCATCTTGACAGAGCGTTGGTTCGTCGCATAAGTGTTTGCAGTAACACGAGCAACTTTAAGCTGCCTAAAGGGGTAGGCAAAGGCGGCTTCAATAGTCCGCCGGGTCATCCAGCGAGGGCTTTCCGCAACGATCGACATTTCTATCGACTGGGCTTCGTAGTTAGTGTAGACAGCCACGGCAAGGATTGTGTCTGTCTCGTCACGGAAAGCCAATGTTGTACTTAGGCCCGGCGGAAACACCACTTGCAGCCTAGTCCCGGCCCACTCAAGGATCTCAAGACTCTGCGTGCAATCGATTTTCATCGGTAGGTGCCCTTGAGCAGAATGAAATCCGTCGCGTTCCAGGCCATATTTACATCTTTTAAATTCACCCGCAAGCGCAAAGACACCGCTTTGCCCGGATCGTGGGAGACGGTGCGCCAAGTTGCGCTGATGTCATTCAGCGACCAGTAGGCTTCATCCCAGCGCGCAGTGTCCCACTCGGCCCCGCCATAGCCAATGGAGACTTGATTGGTGCTGTAAGTGCCCTCTTCGTAGTCCGTGTCTACACCGACCATGAGCTTGATTGGTCCGCTAGCGGACAGGATGTGGCGAAGCAGGCTGATTTGCGAGATCCGTTCGCGGCCTTTGGGATAAAAGAACGCGGTCTTAACGCGGGCTTGGATCGCCGCCCCGTCGTCACTGGCACCGGTCCAGAGTTGATAGACCTTGTTTTTCGAGGCCCCGTACAGCTTGCCATCGACAGTTGCCAGAACAGAAGCATCCCAACCGAGGAACCGCGACCAAGCGTTAGTTTGCGTATTCATCACAAACTGATAGCTGTAGATAGCGTAGGGTGCCGAGGTCTTGTACAGCACCGGGACGTTGACGAGCAGCATCGTGGCTTCGGGGAAGACTATAGGCTGCCAGCCGTAGAGATCGCCAAACTGATTGGTGTAGTCAAGCCAGGCTCCGGAGATCTTATCGGATAGTGCAGCAGCTGAAGGGTTACGATCCGAGAGCACCATTGCCTGGCTTAAGGCCTGAAGACCCTTGACAGTCATCACGCAGACTTCGGAGTCATACTTAATGATGCAGCGCCGGCCCATAGGCTTGCCGATAAAGAACGTCCCCTTGAGCGACCAGTTGTTCGCATCTGCCGGGTCCGTGCCAAGGTAGATAGCAACCTCGCCCTTGGAGCTGACAAACACACAATAGTCGTCCGAGCCGGTCCCACCGTCAAGAGTCCAGGCCCCAATGGCCATTAGGTAGCCGCCTTGGTTAAAGACAGACCCGAGCGGGAATTCCACGGCAGTCCCGGCAACAGAGTCCACGGGCAAGTACCAGAAGGACAGGCTGTCTTTTTCGCAGAACATCAGCCGGCGCTTGTGGACAAACACGTTGGTTATGTTAGCGCTCGTGATGCCCAAGAGCGCTGGGGTGGAAGTCCCGTCCAAGACCGTCCAGGTTCCCGCGCGGTAGTACCGGGACTTGTCCACGCCGTTGCAGCACCAAAGAAAAGTCCCGCCAGCAGTGGACATATTGACATGCTGCCATTCGCCGTTGGTTGCAGCGCTTCCAAGGACAGTAATGGTCCCCCCAGCAGTGATATCGTAGATCCCCGCAGGAGTTGCCGCGAAGGCAGTGATGGTTCCACTTTCGTCATTATACTCCATCAAAGTACGAATCTCCCCGGCAGCCGTAGCCGTGGGGAGGGTAGCGACAGTCGTGCGGCCTTTGCGGACATCTAGTTTTGACGGACTCGGGAAGAAGTTGTCCATGTAGATTGCAAAGCCCGGAGGCATATTAGCAATAGGATCACGGGCGTTCCAACCCTTTGTTGGCGCAACCATTGAGTCAGAAGAAGCCTGTTCGGTCTGGGCCGATGGCAGCACCTTACGCATTACGAAACCATCCAGTTGCCAGCCGGGACAAAGATGCCAGGCTGCGGTTGGTAGTTCTGGCTGGCCATCGAGAGGCGTTCCAAGGACCCATCGCGGCCCATCTGGGTGGCCAGGATGCTTTCGTACAACCGGAACTCCTCGGAATAAGCCAGCCCCTTCTCCTTCTTCCACATCCAGCGCAGGCCCAGCAGGAGCAGCGAGTCATCTAGCTGAAAGGTGTCCGTGTCGAGAGTGAAGTAACGCTTGTACGGCGTGGCTAGGGTCACGGGATCGGCGACGAGATTGTCCGAGTAGTATTCAAAAGCGCACTCATGCCCGGCTTCCATCACCGGGTTTAAGTACAGCTGGTTCTGCCACAGACGGTACTTGTAGTACGGCCCGGTGTTTGGCAGGGACTTGAGATACTGCCACTCGCTGGGCTTAATCGGACCAAAGAACGGCAGTCGGCGATCCCGATCATAGAAGGTCTCGTTGATCATCCCCTGGTAGCCAAAGGGCGCGAGGGTGGTTAACGAACCTTGGACTTCGGCCGCAATGCTAGTAAACACCGCCTGACGAGTAACCATAGTCCAAGCCCGGCGTGTGACAAGGTCATCCAGGACCTCGTTGCACAATGCAGCGACTTGAATCAACCCCTCGTCCTGAGAGGTCTTGACAGTCAACGGCACAACAAGCGCTGTGCGTGAGCAGAACTCTCGGACGATTTCAAGCAGGGTCACAGCAGACTCCTTAGGTGCGGATTAGCTTGGGTGGCTGGTTGGCAGGTTTAACTTCGGCCGGGCGGAGGGTGGTGAGTTCACTGACGAGCGACGACTCGCGGCTTTCCAAGTCAGCAATGCGTTGCTTCAGGCCGCTGTTTTCCACTTCCAGCGCCGACATGCGGGACGACAGCTTGCCATGCTCATTGGCCGACGAGAGCCAGTTGACAGCCTGTTGCTTGAGCGCGCGGCCGCCCATACCCAAGGCATTGATGGTGTCATCGTTAGCAACGGCTAGGTCTTCCACCGTGCGGATGCGGAGTTCAAGCAAGGTTTTGAGCATACTCGGCTGCACCGGCGGCCAGTTGGTTAAGGCAGTCCCATTCAGCGGAGCTTCCTGCCCGGACTCCCAGGCCTTGAAAGCGTCCTTGTACATCTGCACCCAAGCCGGCGGAATGCGGTTGTTGTCCAGGTCGCCTTGGAGTTTGATGAACCATTCCGAAGCAATGCGCTCAACGGAGTCCTTATTTCCCCCAGGCGTTATGATGACAAAGGCAACATCCTTGCCAACATAGTGACCGGCAGCGATTGAGGCGTCGCGATCTTCGATCGAACGGTACTCGAACTGGACATAGGAAGGGCGGTCTTCGGCGACGAAAGGGGACATACAAACCTCCAGAGGTGGTAGGGAGGCGGGGTTTTAAGCCGCCTCCCTAAGTGTTAGCCGTTGCCGTTCGCGTGCGAGAACGACATTTGGATAAGCGCTCGGCCGGCAGTCGGCGTACCGATGGCTGTCTTGGAGCTAAATCCATCGATCTTATCACCGGCGACCACGGCATCGTCAATGGAACCGGCAGTAGCGGTAAAGTAACCCAACGCATTGTTGGCATACGAAGCCAACACATTGACGGCAGCCAGACCTTGGATCTGGTACCAGCCCCACTGACCGGCGACGTTGGCCGACATAGCCACACCGACAGCGCCACGGTTGCCGGCAACAGCACGAGCCGTTACACCAGCGCCCGAAGGGTTGAAGATCACCACGTCACCGACGACGGTCGAAGCCACGCCGGGGAGATAGATGAACGTACCTTCACCGTACAGAGGATCGTAGCCGAAGATCCGAGTGCCGATCGGGTGGTTCTGGATGGTGTCAGAAAGGTCGATCTTCTGATAACCGATGTTATTGTCAGAGATTTGCCAAGGCATAGGGAGAACTCCTTTGAGTTAATGGGGGCAATTAGAAATCCCTAATTGCCCCTAATTACAGCATTACGCCTTCACGATGCCCTGAAGGCTCCGATTGGTGACAACCATGTTGCCCATCCACAAGACCGGCATCACGACACCGTCCTGGTTGTAGGGCTTCATTTCGTCCATCATGGTCACGTTGGCGTCGGTATGCGCGACCATTTCGATGTAGTCCGT